TCTTGGTACTTACTCCTTTTTGATTGGGACAATGCATCTTGAGCATAAGCTTTTACTTTGAAAAGACGGTCTTGCATGCCATTAACAACAATATCTACAAATTTTGGAAGTATAGGGACAGGGGTCCAGTCAAGATTTAAATAAGACAAGTCACCATCAACTGATAGTTCATTTTTATATTTAGCTATAGACTGCTCACCTCTAGCATAAAGTCTTAATCTGTTAAAGTCTCTCCATTGGCTATAATATCTACAACCATTTGAATCTTTTCTAAACCATTCGTATTGTATCGCTTGCCCTATCTGTAGCCCGAACTCATCGGTGGCTTTTTCTGCGTCTGATACAAACTGACTAGGAAAACCTACAGATGAAATATTAATATTAACTTCTTTCATCTATTTTATTAATTCGCTATATATTCCATTATTAGTATACCTTGCAAAGTTAAGATTTATTTTGGTTTGTTTTTGTTCAGGCAAATACAGGTTCTTCTGATTAGCCATTACCGCCAAACCTGAACTAATACTAGCATCAAACTGTGTTCTATTGTTTATATCAAACCTTGACCACTCCTCTAAGGTACGCATAAAATACATGGTTCCCATTTCAGTAGTATCACGGTAAACACCATCTAAATCTAATCCTACATATTTTTCAATATAAGATTCAATAGCTGCTGCGTGTGATTGCTTTACATCTTCTGAAGTATTTGGTATACCTCCTAGCTCTTTTTCTGTTTTGGAAAGTTTATTAAAATGACGGTCCGGCCTATTCATGCTATAACCTCTGTACCCTCTATTTTTAAAGTGGTATAAAAGTCTAGGCTTATTATTCTCCACAAGTATAGGCATACTATAGAACACACAAGCCATAAGCACCTCTTCAAAAAATATCTCAGCTGTTTGTGGTCTAGCCACATACTCTAAGAAAAACTCATTGCTAGGAGCTTGCTCCATACTAAACTTGGTCAGTCCATGAAGAGCTCCATTAGATCCTCTACCTCCTACAGTTCCAGATATGTCATAGGAGTCACAACCGAATGCGCCTATATGCTCATTTAAAGGATAGAATGTTCCGTTTCTTGATTGTTTTTTGTTTGTTAAGTTTTTATTAGGAGTCCAAGACACTTTAAACCTACCGTTTGGATCAGGAGTAAATATAACCTCTGTATCTTTTACGCCATCCTTCCAGTAAAACTTACCTCTAGTAACGTGTTGATTTAGAATCAGAGAATCGTTGTAATCTATTTGCTGATATATTTTACTTAAATTAAATAAAGAGGATTTACTTTCATCTCTAAAGGCATGGGATACACTTCGAGGAAACTGTCTATAAAATTCATTTAGTGCATCAGGATCTTTTTTAAGTGAATCTACTTCCGCTTGCCAGTAGTCAATTGCACCATTGGATATCATTTCACCATCAACCCCTAGCACTGGTTTCTCCGGCTTATAAAATACAGGCATTCCATACCTATCTATAAAACCTTCCATGTTCCACTCCATAGGAATAAACAAAGAATACATACCACTCTTAGTTTGACCATTTGAATTACGTGTAGATATATCTGAATCTTCAAATAACTTTTTAAAGTTAGCTCCACCTTTACCCAGAGCATTTGAAGTTGACCCCATCATACACTTCCCAATAATCTTACTTCCTAACCTCAAACAAGTCTTCGTAACCCTCCAGTTATTTAAAATGTTATTTGGTTTAAGCCATTTTCCTGATTCATCATGCACTAAAAGTAAGAGCTTTTCACCATCATAAGAGTTTTCATCTGTATTCTTCCAGTCAATCGTGGTGTCTAAACCATAGAGCTCATCATCTACAGTGTCATACATATTCTTTTTAGTAATCTTAGATGCGGGTATACGAAAAGCAAGCTCAGTCTTTGGCTTATCCATGCCGTCTTGAATAGGCTTAAAAAAGAATGGTAATCGATTAGCTATTGGCACCACCTTGTCTGTAAACATTTTTTTAGCATCAGAACCAGTTTTGGATAGTATGCCCACCCTAGAGTCTTTTACCAATGTTCCTGTATTGACACACTCTGATGATCCCATAAAAGAAAATCCTGATCTACGTATTTTTAAATAGTCTAAGCCAAAACATCTATTGTCTGCCTTACAAGCCTCCCAATAAATAAAAAATATTCTATTGGCCTCGCGAAAGTCTGGATATCCTACATCTATACTTGTCCACTGTAAATACATATAGTGCGATCCGGTCATGTATGTAGGGATGCCTTTATTATAAAACCAATATCCTAACTCTCTTCTGTCAAATTCTTCCTCAATATAGTCAACCCACTTATCTTTAAATAAAGAAGGCATGTCGTTCCATTGAAATATAGAGTTTATTCTAGAAAGCTCTTTTGGTATAGGCTTTCTCTCCCAGTATTGATCCACTTTAGATGCTGATCTTTTATTTATTTCTTTATCAGCTGCTGGTAATGCTATATATAAACCATTAATCTCAACGACTTGGTCTATTTGTCCAGTGCGTGATATAATAACAAGTTTATATTTTTCATCATACCCATAAAGCCATGAGCGATTCTTATTCTTTCTTTTTAGAACAACAGAGGGAATAAAACCTTTTACATCACTGTATATTTTATTTTGATCTTCTTTCTGCAAAGCCTTGTTTTGTTTCAGGTTTATCTTTGTTAACCGCCATCTCTATATTCTCTTGTTCTACATCAATTTTATTAAGTATCTCAAACGCATCGAATATAGCTAATTTTTTTGTCGCGGCTGCATTCTTCAGTCTATCTGCTGCAAGCTCATCTTCTGGATCAGGCTTTATTATATTTTCTTTAGCAACCTTTATAAGTTGTTCTACAGCTTTTCTTCCAGCTTCTATAATCTGTAGCTTTAATATTTCTGAACTCATACCATTAATGTTATTTGATGATCAAACATTCTATACAACTTTTCTCCATCCACGTCAAACTCGTATTCACTATCAGGTTTAAACACAACCTTTTGACCATTGTAAACTCCTTGAGATAATAAATATTTATTTGGATAAATCATTGTGCCCACTAAAGGCTCCTCATTACCACGCTTATAAATATATGAATCTTCTTTTTTAATTGGTTTTACAAAACAATAACGGTCATGGCTATACCACTCATTGTTATGATAGTACATATAAAACTGATCGTTGTCAATAAAAAACAAATCGTCTTTAAAATAGCTCTTGCCGCTTTGCTGCCTGCCCTTCATGTCGTTATAAAACTTAAACACGTTGTGATGAACTAGAAGAGTATCACCAATCATTATTGGTCCTTTATATTTTAAAGGCACCTCTTGAACTACACCTTTTCTATTTGAATATTTATAGTCTTCCTCTGAAGAGCTTGTAATAAGATCTAAACCTGCGATGTTTTTTGTGTTGTTATAGCGTTTCCCTTCTAAAGGTTTTACTATAAAATAAAATGGCGACCTCATTAAAAGTTTATATTATATTCAATAGATACAGGAACATAAGATCCAAACTCTTTCCATAACAGAATCTCATCTTCACGCTGTATCCATATCTTAATGGACTGCTTGTCTGTGTCTTGCTGTATGAGGTGAATAAAATACTTGCCGTTTAAAATCTCTTGACCCACCAAGTAGTGCATCGCTCCAGACTTGTAATCTGGTCCTACAGAAATTTTCCTTATATCCATTTGATTTGATTTAATTTGAATATAAAGATACAAATATTTTAAGCTGCTATTTGTTTAGCTTTTTTTGCTTGGAAACTTTACTCCTATCTTATCTGCCGTTCTCGCCCCGAAGTATCCGCACAGGACCCATGTCAAAAGCGAAGCCGTGTCTGAAGTCTCTAGCCCCATATACCATCCGCCCACATATGCTCCAACTAATGTTACTAATGTTAAAGGGCGTACATTTCTAGCTAGCCAACTTTGGCTTTGTGAGTCTGAGACCCATCGCCTAGTTACACCATCTATTTCTGCACGCTCTACTCTAAGCTTTTCAAGCGCTATCGCCTTGTCACCCTCAGAGAGCTCCTTGTTACCGCTTATTAGTTCTGATATAACATTACCGGGTAAGAAGGCATCGCCTACCATCCCTAGTATAGACGGGGCTTTGTTTATTAGGAATTTGCCAACGCCTGTTTCTTTAAAAGGTTTTTTAGTTTTACTCATATCACTTTATAAGCTGTTTTACCATTTTCTTTTACTGCCTTTAAGGCTCTAGTTCTGTTCTCACTATCAGAGACATAACTTACGTGCACCCAGTCAGGATTAGTGTCATCACCAAACTCCCATATAATCTGATCGTAGTTAAGATTTTCTTTAATATACTGAAACATCTCAGCATTTGTTTTGTGTCCGAAGGTATCATCTAGGTCAATCGCGCGTCCCTCGCAATGTTGCGATCGAGAACTTCCGCCAATAGCCTTATTTAAATTTTCACATCTGAAGAAAGAGTTTATCTTTATTGGGCCGCCTACCCATTTACGCAAAGGTTCAAATATGTTATCGGTAAGAATGCCCATGTTGGAAAGCTCATACGAGCTAGGCGTATTATCAAGATTTAATCTTGTAGCAGTATTAGAGCGAACTCCTTCTTTGTACGATACGTGCTCACTTATTCTTTCCATACATTATATACCATTTGTGCAAGGTATATCCTATGGCTACAGCAGTAGCTATAATTTTAAGCACCACGTCAATGTTTGTCATTGATGTAGCTAAAGCGCCTACTGTTAAAGCGTAGATTTTAAGGTCAGTCACACTTATTTTTTTTAGATTCAACATAAATGTAATTTACTGTTATCTCTCCCGCTGTGGTATCTTGCACGTAATTCATTTCTTATTTGATTTTTTTCCAGATCTATTCTGACCTTTCATTGCACTAGGCACATCTCCGATTTGGTTACCCACCTCTTTGATGGCCTTAGTAACGTCTTTAAGCTCTTCTCCGACACGATCAACACGTTTAGATACATCTGCCTTCATCTGAGAAAACTTCTCTTCTAAGATGTCGGGAATCATATTGTTGTTTGCGTCTTTAGTAAGACCTTTCTTTGTAAGCCATATTGCGGCTATGTTTATTACGATCAGTAAAACTACTAATCCGATTAAAATAATTATTGTTGTGTTCATAAGATTAAATTTATATTATTCCATTATGCTATTGCTAAATATATGTAAGTTCCACTTCCATTCACAGCACCGTCCGTTGTATTAACTTGAAACCCTGTGGCACTTGTAGTAGCTTGTGGATAATTATTTCCTGTGCCTGTTTGTTCGACAGAAGATAAATTTGCTTTTAAATCATTTTCCAGTGGATTGTTTGGTGTCCTTGCTTTATCCAATATAATCCAATTTGTTGATGAATTATCGGCTGATTTAATAAGTAAATATCTTGGTTCAAATCCTGTAGCTTCAATTGGTCCTGTTGTACTTCCGTTCCCTATATAACTCCCCACCTTCTGATAACCTGTAATGTCTGCAAAACAATAGGCTATGTAACTTGCTCCATTTGCACTTGACCGCCCTGCGCCTCCATCTTGTAAATGTACAACTGTAGAAGTTGGAACACCGCCCCAACCTGCACCTGTATCTTTCTGATTAGAACTATTCAACTCTAACCAGTTATCAGTACCTGCACCTTCATACCATACTATCCAACCTTCTGTCCCTGAAGTTTTTTTAATTAACACAAGTTTTGGAGTTAAATTAGTTAGTCCGTGACCGATAGACTGATTTGTAGCACTTCCTGCGGTATATTTCACAATACTAAAACCACCTGCTACATTCGCACTAACTAAACTTGTAATGTCCCCATTATTATTTATAGTAGGCAACCCTCCTGCTTTCCAGTTCCATGATACATAAGTACCATCTCCTGAATATGTCCCCCCATTTGTTCCATTTATTTCATAATCCCCTGCACTTGTATCTTTCACAGTAAACCCATTGGAATTAAAAGAAGTTAGACCTTTGTCTACTGAAGTCCTATCTGTTTCTGCATAGCTTTGATTAGAGTTAATCTGTTTATACGCACCTCTTATAGAATCAAACAGTAAATGATTTGCAGCACTTCCCGTCCTTTGCTTAACCCATGTAAAATCAGGAGCAAAAGGAGTGTATATATTCTGCGTTCCACCATTACCGGTATATAAAGTAGGTGAAAAGCTATTCGCTTGTGTAGGCACTGAACTGTCTTTGTCAGCGGCTATGGCTAGGTAAATAAATGTATCACCACTACCATTTATATCGCTTCCATTTCCTGTTACTTCAAATCCATTAGTAAAAAAATTAATTTTAAAAGTGGATGTTGTTACATCGGCTCCACTTGACCCCGCTATTAAGGCAGTTTGTATTGGATTGGTAGGTGTTCTTTTATTGTCATATAATAACCAACTTGTCCCAGCAGTAGTAATATTTTTAAGCAATAAAAAAGCTGGTTCAAAACCATCTGTGCCAGAGGCTGTTCCGTCTGATGTAGTATATACAAAATTCCCTGAAGTGTTACCATCACCTGTGTAAGTGCCTACTCGTTGATAACCATCAATATTTTTAAAACAATATGCCACCCATTGTAGACTAGCGCTTGTCCATTGGTCAGTAAAAGTTGTTGCTGTAACGGCTGAAAAACTACTTGATCTTGATTGAAGTGGCTCCGTTCCTCCACCTCTGTTAAAACTTAAATATTTTCCTGTTCCGCTATACGAATTATATATTAACCAGTCTTCAGTAGCCGATACTCCTTTAACAATTATTAAATCAGGAGCACTAGTAAAGCCATGAGAAACCGTATAAGCACCTCCTGACGGTGTATATGTGGTTATTGAAAACCCATTTTTTGTATTTACTGTTTGTCTATCTACAGCTGTAGTTCCAGCGTCTGCAATAGTAGAATCAGCTCCATCTATTTTTACGCTTCCCGCAGTTGGTACATTTCCTGCTCCTGCTGAATTTGTAGCTGTTGGAGCTCCTCCTGATTTAAAACACCAAGCAACGTAATTAGGAGGAGTACCCGAATAAGTACCTCCTGAAGCACCATTAACACCATTACCACCGCTTGCTATATCTGAAACACTAAATCCATTTGAATTAAAAGCAGTAAGACCATGTGATCCTAAATCGCTTTCTGAACTTGAAGATTCAGTAGAAATAACTTTTGACACACCTCTTACCGAGTCAAAAAGCTGATGTGAAGCTGCCGCATTTCTTGATTTTATCCATATTAAATCTGCCTGGAATCTTAATCCCGTATATCCGATGTTTGTTTCAACTCCTCCGTATGTGCCGCCTACATCTGAAGCGTC